AAGTCACGAGAAGACTTTGCCAAAGGTATCAAAGGTTTGCAAGAACTACGTGATAAACTAGGTGAAGTCTGGCGCAGCACACAGTATGCTTCAGGTGAGGGTTGGTTCCCTGGTCTTGATGGTAGGCCTGTGTTTGTCTCTGGGGAATATCAAGCTCTTAACTACTTACTGCAAACTGCAGAGGGTATCACTTGTAAGTCTGCTTTGTCATACTCTATGAATAAAATTGATGAAGAAGGACTACGTGCAGAACCACGCTTGTTCTATCACGATGAGATTGCTTACGTTGCACATCCAGATGATGCTGATCGTGTAGGTGAAATCTTACAAGAGTCATTCAAGAAAGGACCAGAGATGTTTGGTGTTACTTGTATGGAAGGTGGTGATTATGTTATCGGAAACAGTTATGCAGACGTACATTAATAATATAAAAGAGAGGCCTTATGAAAACTCAATTGAGTACCCAGGATACCTTGTATCTTACCACCCCAAGCCTAAAGAACTTATGCCCAGAGAGTGGATCAATATACTATCTCGCTGGTATACTTCACAAGGCCACATCGTCCTCCATAAACTCGCAGCAGTTGAGTACGAAAAAGATAAATGGAATCCCTACCCATTAGAAAACAAAGTAAAACACTGGGGTATAGAAATAATTTATAGATAAAGGAAACAAAATGGCAATAGCATTAGTTGATGCTGATTCTATATACTTTAGGGCTGCTTACAGTAACCCTAATAATATAGAGATCCGTAAGATTATTGATAGAACAATGAGGGAATGTATCTCCTACGCCTTCTCAGGGCCTCAGGAGTACCGTGTAGCCCTTAAGGGTAGGGGGAACTACCGGAAAGGTCTTTACCCCGACTACAAGGGCACCAGACCCCCATTACCGAACGATCTAAAAGAAGCCCTTAACTATGGTCATGATTACATGAAAGAGAAATGGGGTGGTATTGAAGCTGACGGTATGGAAGCTGACGATCTTGTTTGTATCTGGGCATATGAAGCTAGAGAAATGGAACTAGACTTTGTTGTTTGTGGTATCGATAAAGATCTTAAACAAATCCCAGGTCATCATTACAATTACTCTAAGAAAACACATGAGTTTGTTGATGATGACAAAGCAGAAATGAACTTAATGTTACAATGTCTAACAGGTGACACGAGTGATAACATCCCTGGGATCAATGGTATTGGACCAAAGAAAGCTGCTAAGATACTTGAGGGAATCCCAGCAGGTCAACGATGGGCAGCTGTTGAAAAAGCTTGGAAGGAACACAATGCAGGTGACCCTTGGCTTAGTCGTAAACTACTTACTATGTTGACAACATGGGAAGAACTAGAGGAAATGAGTAAGTATGTACAAGATGAGTCACTACTTCTCCCTGAAGCCACTGAGTGCAAACAAGATGTGGAACCGGAGGGGGAAGACAACGTTCAAGTCAGCGGATTATCTACAGTATCAGAATGATATCCGTGACCAACTGATTGGAACTGACTGGCCCTTCGGGTCTGGTCAGGTATCCTTTAACATTATAGCAGGTCTATCTAATCGTGGAGCAGATCTAGATAATGTAATCAAACCAATACTAGATACATATCAAGGAGTGTATGAGGAATTCAATGACAATAAAGTTTACAACATCGAACTTGAAAAGCGAATCGTTAAACGAGGAGGAGAGTTCCTTGACATCAGAATACGAGAGTATGAAGGTGATCAAGCAACAGAGACTCAACAAGAAACGAGAAGCGAGTTACAAGAGGAAACTAAATCGTCAAGCTAAAGAAGAAAGATGGAACTAAATATGGCAATAGAAAAAGATCCAACGTTTAATGGTGTCTATGTAAGAGACACTGGTGATGATATAGAAATAATGCCAAAACCTTATGAAATTGTAGATGCCAAATATGTTGAAGGTGAGTTTATTGAAATAGGGTATCCTATTAATTTTGATAATTGTTCACCTGCTCATATTCGTAGAGCAGTTTATAATAAAGTAAATCTTATGAGTAGTGAAGAATTAATAAACATAGCTAACCATGTACTAAGAACATTTTATATGAGTGTTTATAATGATAAGGACCCTGTAGGAAACAAAAAAACAATTAATGAACTATTAAAATATTACCTTTATTGTACTTAAAAGAAAGATGAAACTAAATGAATGAACGAAGATATACTAAAGGACCCTGCCCATTCCCTGAATGTGGTAGCTCCGATGCATTCACAACATACACTGATGGAGTGGGTCACTGCTTCAGCTGTGGAAAATCAAAGAAAGTAAATACAAACATGGATAGTTATGAACCTACCACCTTTACTGAGCTTACTAAGTTCTCCGATATCAGTTCTTATCGTAGCTACCCTGTTACTTCTCGTGGTATCTCTCAAGAAGTAATAGATCACTTCGGTATTAAAATGAGTGTAACAGATACAGGTATACCTGAAGCACACTTTTATCCGTACACAAAACATGGTATCACTGTCGCATACAAAGAACGCAAGCTACCAAAAGAGTTCAAGACTCATGGTGACTTCAAAGACTGTGAACTGTTTGGTCAGTCTTCTTGTGTCGCTGGTAAACACAGATTGGTTATCACTGAAGGCGAACTAGATGCCTGTGCGGTAGCCCAAAGTATGCTGAGTACCAGTAATAAAATATGGAATGTTGTGTCAATCCCATCAGCATCTAATCTAAAAGGTCTTCTAGAACAACGTGACTGGGTTAACTCATTCAAAGAAATTGTACTGTGTTTTGATCAAGATGATGCAGGTCAGAAAGCACAAGATGCTGCAGCTAAAATGTTTAGTGCTGGTAAAGTAAAAGTTGCTAAGCTTCAAGAGAAAGATCCATGTGAAGTACTAATAAAGCATGGGCCAAAGTCTTTGAATGATGCTATCTTTACTGCTCAAGTCTGGTCACCTGCAGGTATTGTAACAGGTGAAGCAGTATGGGAACAGTTTAAATCAAGACAAAACGTAGAGTCTGTACCTTATCCTGATTGTATGAGTGGACTCAATGAAAAACTAAAGGGGATACGCTATGGTGAGATTACTTTGTTTACTTCTGGCACTGGTAGTGGTAAGTCTACTGTCATTAAAGAGATTATTCTTGACCTGCTTGCTAAGACAAGTGATAAGGTTGGACTCATTAGTTTGGAAGAAAGTGTTGGAGATACAGCCGAAAAGTTTATCTCAATGCAACTTAAACGCAACATCATGGATCCTCCACCAACTAGTGAAAGTGAATTGCGATCAGGATACGAAGCTGTGTTTGGTGACGAGCGACTGGTTCTCTTGGATCACCAAGGCTCCGTTGGGGACTCATCTCTTATCGATAAGATCGAATACATGGCCCTTATGGGTTGCAAGTACCTCGTTCTTGACCACATCACTATCGCAGTATCAGAAGGTTCTGAAGGACTATCTGGTAACGAAGCGGTAGATAAAGTAATGTCTGACCTATTGAAGGTTGTAAAGAAACACAATGTATGGTTGGGTCTCATCTCACACCTACGCAAAGCCCAAGGGGGTAAGAGTTTTGAAGAAGGGAACATCGCATCTATCGATGATATCAAAGGCAGTGGTTCGATCAAGCAGATCTCGTTCGACATCATTGCCTTCTCAAGAAACCTTGTCGCAGAGTCAGAGTCAGAACGAAACACAATCAAGTTCAAAGTACTCAAGTCTAGATTCACCGGACTTACAGGACCTGCCGGAAGTTCTACGTACAACAATAAGACAACAAGACTAGTATCTTCAGGAGGATTTGATGAATACTTCACAATTTGAAGTAACACTGGTTGATAGTATGGGGAGTGACCTAGCAGTAGTTAATGCTGCTAGAGTCTCCTTTAATAAACAATCTGAATATGAAACAATCGAGGTTGGTTATGATGAAGATTGTAATCCTGGAGAACCTCATACTATTAAACGTTTAAATAATAAAGATAAAAAACTAATTAAATACTTAGCACAACACGGTCACTGGACACCCTTCAGTCAAGTACAATACCAAGTACGTATCAAAGCACCTATTTTTGTAGCCCGACAGTGGTTCAAACATATAGTTGGTATTACACGTAATGAGGTGTCCCGAAGATATGTTGACAGTACACCGGAGTTCTATGAACCTACTACATGGAGAGCTAAACCAACAGATGGAGCTAAACAAGGATCCAGTGGTGCTTCTGAGTCTCAGTACTTCCCTAATAAATATCTAAAGGATATCCATGAAAACGCTATTGTGTGTTATGAAAAGATGTTAGCCCAGGGTGTATGCCCTGAACAAGCACGTATGATTCTACCTCAATCAATGATGACTGAATGGGTAGAAACAGGATCCCTAGCTGCTGCTGCACGTATCTATGCTCAACGTACAGATGCACATGCACAAGTAGAGATCCAAGAGTTAGCCAAGATGTTTGGTGACTGTCTAGAAGATATCGCCCCCATCAGTTGGGGGTGCCTAACTTAAAACAGAAAGAGGATTGTATGAATCCATTCGATCAGATCTCAGAGTACCTGATAGATAAAGTCTCAAAGGTTAATCCAAATAACCCCAAGGCTAACTCAGGTGGTGTACTCTTAAGGTTATACAAAGAATACAAAGAAGATATGCCACGGCTAGTTGCTGTAGCATTTCAAACAATACAAATGAGATTCACTTACGATACCTCCGATAGTCCTGCAGGGACTGCACAGTTAACTGCTGTATCCACAGCAATAGGACAACGTGTAGCACGTGTAATAAAAAGAGAACCCCCTGGGTTACCCTGGAATATGCATGTAAGACTAGGTGATCTCTTCATTGAAGCTTTCTTTAACTGTGGATATATTAACTTATACTACCCCAAGACAAGGGATACTAGTTATATTGTATCAGCTACAGCTAAATGG